TAGACATCATTGCTGTGTCTAAATCTTCCTTAGTGATTGAACTTTGTAGTTCTTCTTTGAGTGATTGAATAACCTCTTGTAAATTATCAATCTTCTGAATATTCTTTTCTAGAATAAGAAGATTTGACATCATTGCTGTGTCTAAATCTTCTTTGGTAATTGAATTTTGCAGATCTTCTCTCAGAGATTGAATAACTTCTTGTAAGTTATCAACCTTATGAATATTTTCTTTAAGAGTGCCAAATGAACTTACAAAATCATTCAGAACATCTATATTTTTTATATTGGATTTATATGCGTTAAAATTTTCGGGCAGAGTTGTTTCCAAATGTTCAGGAACTTCTACCCTCTTATTTGATTCATCATTAAAAAGCTCAGATGGTTTTTTGAGTGCCACTTATATATTTTGCCTACTGTTAATATATTTATTTTATAAAAAAATCATTCTTTGTCCAGATTTTGGTTTTTTAATAATTTTGCCAACTCTGCTGTAGAACCAACAAACAGGGCATTTGTGACATTTGTTGGGGATTTTCCTCCTCTTTCTTCTTCAATGTCTTTTAGTTTTTTCTGCAAATCCATGAGTTTATCTGTAGCGTCTGCTACATTTTTAATAAGTTGACCAGCAACTTCATATGCTCTTGGCATTTCACTTTCTTGTGCTAATTCAAGAATACCATTAATTGCTTCTTGCCCCTTTTCAATCAAAGAATATAAATTTCCTCTAGTATAATCATAATCTTTCTTGATATCATCAAAAGATGATGAAATTTTTTCTACTTTTTCTACTGAAGAGTCTTTTGTTTCTATTTCTACTTCTGTAGATACGATGTCGCTTGAAACGTTGAATGTATCGTTCAACTTATCATATTTTTTTGTCATTTTCATAACGAATCACTAAATCCAAAATCATCACCCACCGGAATCAAATCATTGTCTGCTGTTGTAATAACTTTTATAGCAGCACCAGAAACATGTGCTTGTTTTGTTGTTGCATCTTGTCCTCTCTTAACAGTCAAAGTATTTCCTGATTTTGAATCCACATACATTTCTTCTTCATCAATCGTAATGTAAGTGTTTTCAGAAATTGTAGATGCATCATTAACCGTTACTAATGTTGAATCGGTTCCAATATCTTGCGAAAGATTTGTTACAATATTATCAGTGTAACTTTGAATAGCTCTGGGCTCAACAGCATAAGTAAGTTCTCTTGTTGGAGTCTTTGTAACATCTCCTGAAATGTAACCAATAGAAACCTTTTTGATGAGATCTTTTGCTGCTGAGGAAGAAGAAGAAACTGGTCCAAATAGATATGTTTTAGCAGTAAACCTTATTGTATAAATTAAAGACCTTCTTGTAGTAAAATCACCTTCATAATCATCTTGCATAGAAATATTTTCAATCACAACCGGCACATCTCTTTTTTCTCCGATTGTTTCTACCAAATCAACACTCAAATTATATGATGGTTGAAAATATGGTAAAATCTGCTCAACAATTTGTAGCATGTCATCATTGAGTTTTGTGTAAATAGACAATTCAAATGCCATATTATATGGAACTGGCATATATGCTTTTCTGACATCAGTTCCTACACCAACCGTTGATGTTAGAAATGTTTGCGTTGTCGTAACTTTTCTAGATCCATCATAACTCAACCCAACAAATTCAAATGACATTCTTGGTAATGTTATTTGAATTGGTTTATTTAAACTTGGAGATTGCTCTAATCTTGCTAAAAACTTTTGAGTAGGTCCATATGCAAGAGGGACTTTTATAGCATTTGTAATATTACCTGCAGAGTCTTTATGTTTTATCTCAATATTATTGAAAAGACTACCAAAAGAAATTACAGTCCTTCTTAATATTTCGTGGTAAAAATACTCAAACATACTATTATTACCTACTCTAAATCAAATTTATAGATAATTATATTTATACTACGGATTTCCAAAGGGGTTTGATTCGCTGAAATCTAATATTTTATCTGCCTCTATTTCTATTTCACTGTTATCTGGATATTGATTAGTTGTGTTGTAGGAATCAGTAGATTTCAATTGATATGTGGCACCACTTTCAGATCCTGTTATGATTTCTCCAATAATAAAACTACCAGTTACATTTGATATTGATAGCGATCCAGTCGTATAATTCCAAGATTTTACAATAGCTGTTATACCACTGGAAGATCCTGTTATAGTTTCTGTCTCTATAAAGTTTCCAGATCCCACCATATATGGAGTTCCAATAGTTATTGTTGGTGGCATTGCATATCCAGATCCAGCATTAACTATTCTAATTGCGCTAATTGTTCCTCCAGAACTTACAATTGCCACTCCAGTAGCAGTTGTTCCTATTCCAGGAGAACTAAAGATCACCTGTGGCGATGTAGTGTATCCAGATCCGCCACTTGTTACTGTGATAATTCCCACTGCGCCATTGGAAATTCTTGTTGTTGCAGCAGCTCCTGATCCACCTCCACCAATGAAAACTACACCGGGACTTACTGTATATCCATATCCTGGATTTATTATTTGAACTCCCTGTACTTTTGATCCAATTTCTGTTCCATCGCAATTGATTAATCCATCAATTAAAGTTGCAATACCAACTGCTGTTCCTCCTGGAGATGGCGATGAAGAAATAGCCACAACTGGCGTAGATGTGTATCTTTCACCTCTATTAGTTACAATTATAGAAGAAACTGCACCATTCACAACTGATGTAATCGCAGTTGCAGTGGATCCCATAGACACTAAAGTAAGAGTTTGTAGATTGGATTCAATATCAACACTATCATCTATTTCTTCAATACCAGTGTCAATGACTTCATCTTCATATCTAAACAGTTCACAAGTTAGTGTATAGACATACGTTTTTTGTAATTGGTAGAAAGGTTTTTCGTGCTCTACAAACTTAATCTCAAAAAGTCTATCACCAAGAGGAAAATATATTAGGTCACCTTCTTTTGGTCTAGTGGATAATTCAATATTTGGCAAATTTTTAATGAGAGGAGTAATGTAAGTTTCAAATCTTTCTTTAGAGATAGTTACTGTCAGTTCATTTAGTGCTTGGATGCCAAATTTAGATAAAAGAGTTGTGTTATTGGCATATCCATCATAATTCTCTACATATGCTTCAATTGGATATGAATTATCAAATTTTGATTGGACTACTTCTCTTATGACTGTATTTTTTGTTAGATACTTTCTGGGTATATAATAAATTTCAACACCATACATTCTTAATTGTTCGTTTATTAAATCCTGAACAAGATTTTGTTCAGATTGCGATCCTTGTAGAAAAAATGGATTTAGCATTATCCTATCATGTCAAGAGGTGGAAGTTCATATGTATTGGACATTTTTTCCATCAATATATCAATTTCTCTTTGAGCATCATCATAGATTTGTCTTCCATTAAGTTCTACTCCACCTGGAAGTTTAACACCTTGGAATTTGATTAAATTCTGCCCCCACTGTCTCTTTATTAATGCGGTCAAATATGGTTTTAAAAATGAATCATTCCAAACTCTTGAATAATCTGATGGATCTAATGTTGAGTAACAATCAATAATAAAATATTGCCCATCTCTAACAGATCCCCAATCAATATCTAGATATAACCTATCTTGTCTTTTGTTAAATCTTATTTGCTTTTGAGTATTCAAAAGAAAATCTAGATCTTCTAAGTAAGTTTTAACCATCGCATAACTTAAAAGTTCCGTCGTTCCCCAGTAGTAAATATCATTCAAGAATAATTGATATTTAACACTAAACATATTATTTGTGATAGTATTAGTTCCATCAAATGTGAATATTTTATTTACTCCAATAATATTTGGGGGAACCTGAAGATAGTTGCTATTTTCCTCATATTTAAAAGTTGTTGCAGTTCCTACAATATTTGTTGTTACAGTTGTAGTGACTACTCCAACAGGGGACGTATTTCCACTAGGAGCTCTACCCCGATTTATATCATCTTGAGGAATTTTGTATTTGTAAAATGTTGGATAGACGCCATCAAAATGTCTTTCTTGGAAAAACTGTACGGCATCATCCACTAAATCTTCTATTTGCTCATCTGCAACGTTAATCTCCAAAACTGGCGCTCCCAGTTTTCTCTTACAATAATTTATTAACTCTTGCTTACTAGATGGTTGCGCCATTTATCTAATACCTCTAGGAACTATTTATGGTGCAGATGAAATGCCTGGTTTAACTAAGATATTTCCTTCAATTAATCTGTAAACAGTTGATCCAGAACTAACCAATACATCATAAACATATCTTCCTTCTTCCAACAATCTAGTAGAAGTTGATCCTAAGGATATTTGTATTTTTCCTCCGGCAGCACTTGTGAATCCAACAGCAAAAGTTGCATCAGGATATCCTGTAGATCCAATAGAAACACTTTTTGTCATCTGGGAGGATCCTGTCCACCCCTGAAAATTTAATGGGGTTCCATTTGTATTTTTAACTGTAAAAACATTTATAAAAGTTGCCCCACCATTAAGTGTTAGATTAACAGCATAAGGAGTTCCTGACTCTGTATCAAAGGTTATCGTGCTGTTTGCCATTTGAAACTCCTAACTGTACCAATACTTCTTGTTGTTTTAAGTAAAGTTTATAATATGATTTGGCAATATTTTTGATATAATCAATATCATCAATACTATCTATTTCTTGAGCAACTTTGAAATACTCAAAACTTTTGCTCAAATTTTCAAGTTCTATCTTGTCTGGATTCATTTATCAAACTCCTTAGTAAATTTTTTATTTCACTTAGATCATCCTTCATATTAGCAACATCAGACTCAAGATTTTGTATTTTTTGATTCTCTTCACTTTTTATATTTTTTCTTGAAACATACTCTTGATATTCTGACATATTTCTATTCACAATTGAATTTGTTTTTGGATCCCTGTAAAGATGAGTATGACCCTCTACTTTCAAATAATTCATTTTATGCAAGGGCAATTACTCTTAAATCTTTCATTCTAGGAACATAAACCTGATTTGTTGAAGTCATAATAAGTTTAATCCTATAAGATTTGAATGAAGGCAAATCATCTGCAGTAAATACATATTCCTTATATTCAATTTCTGCAGGAGAGAATCCTACGTTTATTGATGGTGGAACATAAGAATCGGACAATCCATCATTATTAGTGGCATCAATAACCTGACCCCTCTCATCCAAGTTGTTATACCCGGGGAACGGAATATAAATTGGAGTAAAGTTTTCTGTTTGATTAATAGCGTAGAAAGCCCTTATATCCGAATAAAGATTTACATGGGCATTAACCAGAATCTTTATAGAAGTAGCTGGATTTTCTAAAACAATCTCTTTTGATAGATATTGGAAAGCAGTAGGATCTTCAGAAAGTGTGTTGACTCTACTATCAGTTGAATAATTAGAAATTACACTATTAACTCTATTTGAGGTTAGAATGGTGCTGATTCTTTGTGTATCAAGGACAGGACTTACTCTAGAATCAACTGAATCTAGATTAATTCTCAAGTTCATTGATTTATTACCAGGAAGAGATCCAAGTTTATTAGTTTCATTAATCTTAGAACAAATTATTCTTGGACTTGAAAGATAATTTGTCTTATTTAAAGAAACTGTTTCAAATCCTTGGTCAACAAATGGAATTTCATTCCCACTAATGCTGGAACCACTAACAGTTCTAACCTCCGCATTAATTGATGTACCCTGAACAGTTAAGTTTTGAACAACTGGAGTAATTAATTCAAACGGAATATTTTGAGTTGCCTTGATACTGTATCCTCCAGTAGACTTGGTTTGATTCATGTATAATTTTGGATAACTTGATCCATCAGATCTACCAACTCCACTAGATCCCATGTTCAACTTAATATTATATGAATCAAAAGAAATAGGATTGGAAACAGTTACATCTTCTAGGTTGTGTGTTTTGTTAATTCTTCTTAGAGACACTCCTCCAAGTTCATACTTATAAACTAAAGTTCCCGCTGGATAATTTTTGGCAACAGATCCATCAATTGATCTTGAAATAGATCCTCCAAGAATTCCAGAAGATACTGAACTGTAGGAAATAATTTCGTCACCAATTAAAACATAACCCAAGTTTGTAGTCCCTACTCCAACATTTTCAAATCTCTCAAAGTTTGCAGAACTATCAACAGAAATTGGTGAAGTTGAAGTTGAATTGTATGCAGTGCTGAGTTTGGTTGGAATAATGTCAGATTGAACATCCGAAATTGTTACATAATTTTGTTCAAAATACATACCATGATTTTTATGATTGACAACGATGTGAAGTCCATCAGATATAACATTAATTTCGGAAATTTGAACATTTCCCCCAGAAGCGTCATTTAAAGTTGTAGTGACTCCCAGATTATTGATATACTGTACTGTATTTCCTACACCCGAAACTACAAAGTCGCCCTGAACATTATCCAGAATGAGTTCATTGGTGCTAGCAATAGAAACTATTGAAAGTCTTGCATTTGAACCTAAAGAATTTGCTCCGATAGTTCCAATTCCAAGAACATCACCCGCAACGTATCCAAATCCAGATTCAGAAACTGTTGCAGCAACAGCAACGCCATTGGTAATGGTAATATTTGCTTTTGCGTTTCTTCCACTTCCAGTGATATTTGTAAGTGGGACACCATTAAATTGGAAAGTTCCTGAAGATGGTGTATAACCAATTCCTGCATTAATAATATTCAAAGTGCCAGTTGCAATACCAGCATTACCTACATAATCTGCAGTTGCATTTGTTCCTTGCTGTAGGATTGTGTTTCCTAAGGCAAGTCCACTGTCTTGTAAAGTTGAACCTAATCCAACTCTAATATTTCTTGAATTTAAGTTTATAGAATTTGGTATCAGAGTTGCAATTTCATTATTTCCTTCCGATAACTCAGGACTATAAAATTCTACAGATCCACTTGGTACAAACTCCGCTCTGTATAAAGTAAATTTAAGGTCTTCCCACTGACTTGGCTCCCAAGTAGAAGCATTTTGAGATTTGAATAGTGATCCAAGATAAGGTTGATTGGAAATAAATGTCTGAGTGATTAAATCAGTTTCTCCAATTCTTGATATGTATACGCTATATTTGGTTGAGAGTGATGCAAGGCATATGCAATACTCCGTTCCTCCTTCAAGATAAACTGGCGCTTTGAAATTGAAAGTAGTTGGAACAGATCCATCTGCAGATATGTTTACTTCAGATGGATTCAGAATAATCTCTGAGAATGGGATCACCTTTTGTGTTGGGAATCCCCCTTGCATTGTCCTGAGTTGGAAAGTTACTGGTATGTCAAGGTCATCTTTAGAACTAAAGAATACTTCACATTTTGTTAAGAATACGCCAGTTTCATCTTCAACTAAGAAAGATTGTGCAAGAGGATCATACCACTCAACAACTGTTCTTTGCCTTTGTATTGTGGAAATTGTATTTGTCGCTACAAGTTGCGTTCCTGTTGTTCTGGCAGTTGCTCTATCTTCAAACTCTTGTTTATTTTCAATTCTAGCATTTCTTACAGAAATGATATTTTCTTGTACTGTTTCTAAAGTTCCGCTAGATACAAAACCTTCCTCGGCAATTGTTGTTGCATTATTTTGATCGTTAATGTTGTTATTAACTAGAGTGAATACCTTGTTTCCAGTCTCAAATCTTGGATTGTTTGTTAAATTTGGGTTTGGAATATAAAGACTACCAATTAGAGTTGCAGAAATGTCTGAAATTAGTCTTACATCTGCAATAGTAGCCTGAGCACCACTTGTTTGACCAACAAGGATCATATTTTGCTCTACCCAACCCGAGAATCCACCCTCAGGTTGATTTGATAATGAAAAAGTATCAATATTTAATACTGTGGAGGTTGATGAATATGTTGAAGGTAAACTTTGTGTATTGTATGGGTTAGTTAAAAATACCATTGATGGATTATTATATACACCTTCCTTGTGATTTGATTGGGCAACTCTAAATGTAATTCTTGGATCCGTGTTTCTGGAGTCTATAGGTAAAACTCCTGTTGGTCTTGATCTTCCAATGATTGTTTCACCAACTTGGAAAACTCCAGAAATCATATTGATTTCTAAAAGCTTTGGAACACAGAAATTAGTTACATTTTGTCCATCAAAGAACGCATACATCTGAGTCGATGGTTTAATTTTCTTGGCAATAAATTGAATATTTCTTGATCTCATAAATGAAATCAAGTTTCTACTAACAACTCTATCACCTGCAGATGTATTATCAAATTGTTCAGAAACAATAGTTCTTATTCCAGTTCTTGT